GCCGCTTGTCCGCGGTATCTTGATGGGCACTCCGTGCTCCTTTACTATTCTTAGCCTCTTGAACGGTTGGTGTGCAAAGCCCATGGGCTCGGGCGCCATCATCTGCGGAGATGACGTAGCCGCGGCGTGCACACCCGAATCGGTGGATACTTACCGTCTCAGGGTGGAGGCGGTAGGGAGCGGGCTTCATAAGCGGAAGACCTTTATCGGGCACAGAGGGCTCCTCTTCTGTGAACTGTACGTTCTCCCAGAGTTCAGGGATCAACGTTGCTTTGAACCGGTACCGCTTAAGTCGCTCGCGAAGGACGGTGATGGAACATTCGACACGAAACACTTCGACTCTTTCCTGTGGAAACGCATGGATAGAGCTTGTCGTGTCCTCTGGCGAGACAGTCGTGCCCGTGCGCGACGCCTTGGCCGGTGGCCGCAGCTGCCGGTCGAGCTTGGGGGGCTGGGACACCCATCCTCGGGTAAGATGGGGGCCGTCCCAGGCTCCGTGCGTAACCGTCTCGCTAGCTTGATTAAAAACCGAGATGTTCCCATGAAGAAGATTAGTACTTGGACCGTCCGCCCTCAGCCCCTCTCCTGGGCTGAGTTTCAGCATGACAATGAGGTTGCCTGGACTCTTTTTGAGTCCACGGTCGGGACAGTAGATGCGCTCGAATCTGCTGGCCTTTATGAGGAACCCCATTTCGTCAGCTACCATGAGGCTCGTACGTATGTAGCGATACAGACGAACGAGTTTTATACTGCTCATGGTGGACGGTTCAAGCCTTTTGACCAAAGAAAATTTGAACCGGGAGAAGTTCTGTATCCTGCTGTCGGGTCTGTTCAATACTCGTCGAAGGCGCCAATGTCGATGGTCGCCCGAGAGTACTTGACTCGCCTTCGGGAGGAAGGAGAATATCTCCCATACGATGCCGTTCGCAAAATTCGCCAGAGAACTGGCAAATCTGGAGGGCCATCGTGATGGTCGTCCAGACATCATGCCTCCCCTAGTCGACACTAGGGGTCGCG